GTCCTGAGATATAAATGTCTTTGCCTCTTAATACAGTGACGGGCTGTGCGGCAGAATATCCACCACCTCCACCAGCAGCAGAAACGCTCACCCCTGACATAGAGGGTCCACGTGAAGCTAATCCAGAGATGGCGGAGCCTATAGCTACAAGAGCAAGACCAGCGGCAATAGCTGCCCCCGGACTAATAAGACCCCCTCTGAGAGCAAGCATGGCAATACCATAAGCAGCTATCATCTTACCCATCTGAATGACAAACCCGGCGAAAGCCACAAGAATATTATCAAACGCACCCTCTATATTTCCTGAAGCAAGAGCCTCAATAAAGCTCCCGAAAGCATCTACCGCACCCTGAAAAGCCTGCTGAACGACAATGCCTAAATCAACCATAGGCTCTATTATTTGGGGTATCGTCTGTGTTGCTAACACCGAAGCCCTCTGCTCTACTGCTGCGATAGCTTCAGACATATCAAATAGTGAAGCTGTGATAGACTGTATTTTTTGTAGTAAGTTATCCGAACCTGCCATGCGTGTGCCTATATTTCCTATCCCTGTCAAAACGGGCGCACCTGGAACCTGAGGTAACGGTTCCTTCCCGAGTGTAGCTTTACCACCTGTATATCCCGAGGCAAACTCACCCCTTTTTGGTTTGATGGCTTTGATGGCTTCAACACCCTTTATCATCCAATAAAATTGTGCAAACAACGGGTTTAATTTGATGAATGTGTTTTTCCACGTTTCCAGAACATTAGTGAAATTATCACCATTGAATCTTGAAAGAGTATCGTTTATGCCGCTAAGGTTTTCATTTAAACTAAAGGCTTCTATAGCTGCCTCACCTAATTCAGTTTTAACATTCTTCCATGTTGTAGCAAGTCGGGCCGTTTCTGTTTTTGTGGTGCTGGCAACATCACCCATATTTTTTAGCTCGCGGCTAATAATATTCCCCGAAGCAATTCCAAAATCACCTACCTTCCTGACCTCCTCCTGTAATTCAACAGCACTTATCCCAAGGTTATCCATCACCAGCACAGACTTGCGACCTATACCAGTAATGATAGACTGAACAAGATAATCAACAGACTCGCCAGTTTGTATGGCTCTCTTTGTGGCAAACTCAAAATAGGTAGCCAGTTGACTGAGAGGAATCTTGAAGTTACTCGCCTGTACAGCCTTACGCATCAACTCAAGGTCTGTTACCGTTCCTCTTGTGGCTTTCTGTAGGTCTTCCAATAACCCACCAGTGTTAAGTTTGGCAAAGGCAGCACTGACACCCTCCATCTCGCCTGCAAGTTTTATTATCTCTTTTGTAAACCCTATGACAGCCTGTGCACCAAAGGCAATACCAACAGCACCAGCAAGCTGGGTAAAGCTCTTTTTAAGGTTGTTGATAGAACTCTTAGTCTGAGCCATACCCTTCTTTAAAGCTTTAGTGTCTGACTCTATCCTAAAAAGTAGTGTTCCTATCGTTTTACTAACTGCCACGCTCTATCCTATCTTTAAATTCCTTAGCCTCTTTCTGTGATGGCTTAGCCTTTTTCTCCCACGGAAACCTCCATAATCTCTGAGGCTGTTTTATCTGCTTTTTCTTCTCTATCTGTATGTTTAAAAGCTCTACCGTCTGCAATCTTACAAGCTCAAACTCCGATTGTCGCACTTGATTGAACCCTTTTAGTTTATTATAAAACGCTCTCGGTGAAATAAACCCAAACTCATTCTTTGTCATCCCCATCTGCCCAAGCCCCAAAACCTGAAGGTTATCATAGTCTAGCCCCTCAGAGGGGCTTATCAGTTTTTTTCGTCTTCCCCTAGTTGAGCCTGAATTTCATCACCAAAAAATGTTATAAATTCCACAACAGAACGCATCTCTTTGCTTATCCAATTAGCTACCTCGCCGGGATCAGCATCAAAGCTCTCGCCGTTTTCTTTAGCACCCCACACAAGGGCTTCATAAATAAGAGCTTCCACCTCTTCAAATGTAAGATTAGAAACTTCAAATACCTCCCCAAACGCTCTACCGGTTCTTTTCCCAAAAGCTTTAAGCATATCCCATCCGATATTTACCGGACGGTTCTTACCACCAATTTTTATACTATTCATATCTTACGTTAATGAGAATGAAAGTTTCCCTAACCCCTCAAACTCCGCGCTGAACGTGCCACCTTCATCCAATGGTGCATCTACATTATAACCTGTACATACTGCCGAACCGCTGAAGAAAGCGTCCGTAGCATCCGATGTGCCCATCTTTATAGTTACAGTTGTTAGGCCGTTTAACACATTATACAGCTCCCTCATGTTTATCCCCGCCCCGTCAAGGGCAAACATACCGTCAGCGCTTGCCGTCCATGTTATACCTTTCTTCTTTAGCTTAGTCATCCAGTTACCGGAATCCTTATGATTGATCTCCATCGTCCCCGGCCCGGAAATAGCTATAGAGCACGACCTGCTGTAGCTTATAGCCACATCCCCTACATATAAAAGTATGTCCGTTCCATTAATCACTCCTGTTGTTGCCATCTTTTGTCTCCTTTCCTATTTGTTCTAATTTTTTAATTTCTCTCCTGCTTAATTTGGTGGTGATAACCTTCTCTTTTAAAAGCTCATTAGCAAGCTGCCAGTGAAGGTTGCTTATATCACCTTTCACGAAGGATTTAACCTCCGCTTTGTAATCTTGTAAGAATTTTACTATCATGGTCGTATCATTAGTATATAATCTTGTGTCCTTCTGTAATAATGCTCTACGGCATCTTCGTCTCCTATATTCTCAAAACTGTCGCTCTCACCATCAAAGGTTATGCGGTTTATGTTTACGCTAGATACCGTTCCTGTATAGTTATCCAGGGCCGCACGTACCGCCGCCCCCAGTGCATCCATCACCGTCTCCTGCTTAGCATAGCAGTCTACCTGCCAGCGTGTCTTATCGAGGGTGCTTACCGCCGCTTTGGTACCTGTTGGTACATTGGATATATACGTTAATATCACCCACTGCGAACCCCTGTTACGCGGAACGTAAAGGCCGTAGATGTTTGCTTCTATGCTTGCCGCCTCCAGTATTGTTTTTATTGCAGTCCCGACCATTTTATCTTTTTGGCTTTGCTTAAAAGTTTCTTATTCAATGTCTTCCACAGGATACGCCTGAATCCCTGTTCTATCTGTTCCTCCGTTGTATCGTATGCCCTTCTGAGCCATGCATTTGCAGGTATACGCCCCCTTCGTGATGGTGGCTGCCCTACCCTTCTCTGCGCCTGTGTAAGTGAGCGCGTCTTGGGTTCGCGGGGCTTGGTCATAAACTCCATAGTCCCAAACTCCAGCCAGTAGGCTCCCATATCTTCCCACACCTGTTCGCTCCTGCGCGCCCTCTTTGTGGGCATAGCCCCTATCTCCTGACCGGGTATGCCGGATACTTTTCTTGATACCTGGCGTATCATCCTTACAAGGCTGGCCCCATACGGTGCCGATCCGAGGTTTACCTTTGCGCGCTCCAATAGTGGCTTTGTCGCTTCTTTTAAGGCCGCCGTAATCACTTTAGCCTGAAACGTGGCGGGCAATCTGTTAAGGATCATCTCTACATCCTTTATGCCCACAAGCTCTACCTGCGCCTTTTTTGCCATCAGTATGTTGCCAGCATATTTGTCGCCGTGGTGCCTGTAGCCTTCACTTGCAAAATGAGCACAGGAAGGATGGTGCCTTTAAGCACGCCCACAAATGTTACCTCGTCACCATCGGCGGTGGTAACAGCTATATTCCCCGCGCCACCCACGTAAATAGTTGCACACTGATCCAGTGTGGCCGTATCACTGGGTGTGACTTCTTTTGCATATCCTCCTAATCTTCTCATGTCTTATAAATTTATCCGGTGTCCCCGGCAATTCTCCCCCGGATTTACCGGTATTTATATTTCGTTAATATTATCTCTGCAACCCTTGTGAACCTGCGCCCCCTATCTTCGCGGTTGTCCATCCAGTCAGCTATAATCATGTACATGGCCTGCTTTAAGTCCCCCGGCAAAACAGCCGGAGAAGCAAAGCCTGTGATAAACTGCACCTGCACAGCATTAGGGGTGACAAGGGTGTCGGGCCACGAATAACTGTCTAAGGGAATTATGCGCGCTGGTTTGTTTACCAGGTCTGTGCCGTAGTTTGTGGATGTCACTGTCTGCGTATCCCCGTCAGCATCGGTATATTTTACCGACTCTATGCTGGCTATAGGCCACATCCATATCTCTATCTCTTTGGGGAACTTATCGAAATAAACCTCCCATGTGGCCGTATTAAGCCCCATGTCGTAATCTTCCTCTACTTTAGACTGTACAGCATAGATAAGTTCCTGTATGTAGGCATCATTGTCTGCGCCTGCTTCGTTAAGGTGTTTTTTTACCTCGGGAAGCTCTGCGAACCACTCTGTCTGCGCTGTTATTAGTTTTCTGGACATTTTTTATTACCCTCTTTGCTGTTTTTTTTATCTCCTGTACCGTTACCTCCGCTACCGAAGGCTCATCGTCGAACTCTTCGGCAAGCCCTACACGTATCCAATATTTAGCATCAGAGCGGGGAAGGTCTTT